TTGCCTGTCCTGGTTAGGTATTTCATCAGGACTTTGTTGAAGCGTTTGCCGTCCACCTCAAGCCTAACCATGGAGGCACTAGCCATGCTTTTTCATCAGGCCCAGTTCAAAGGCCCCGTCATTAGTCACCACCGTCTCAACCTTAAACCTTTTGCCCCCACGGGTAAGCACTGCCCCCACAAGGGGCCTCATGTTTTGGTCTGCCCACTGTTTGCGTGAGGTGGTTATGGTTACGTCATACCCCTCCAAAATGCCTCCCTCTTCCATCTGCTTGGTGTCTGTGCGTCCTGACTCCACGCCTCTGAACAAAGTCCCTGAGTAATCGAATATGCAGCCCAGGCTTCTCTCTAGTTCAACCTGCTGCTCATGGGCAAAGCGGGCCCTGTGGTGGCCTGCCTCAATGGTGTTGGTTGCACTGACTGACCCATAGCCCCCGCTGACTGCTAGGTTAAAATAGTCTGTCCTGCTGTTGCCGTTGCCTTGAGGCACGTCCAGTGTGACTGTCTTGGCTGTGGCATAGGCCAGTGCGTCCGTGTAAACCTTTACCGTGTAGGCTGTGGAGTCATACTGGGCAGAGTCTGCCGTGACTCTCAAAATAACTTCAGCGCTTGCCGTGTAGGTTAGGTCCTGAGACGTGTCCACAGTGGTCCACACAGTAGGCGCTGCCGCCGTGGCTTTCTCATAAAGCCACCCCTCTCTCCAGCCTGTCACATGAATTGCAGCCATAAGCAAAAGGCCCAGGCGGGCAGTGTCCCGCCACACCTGGGCCAGTCACAACAGGAGGTCAGGCGCTCTTCTTAGAGGCCTTTTTTTTGGGCGCTGGTGCTGCTTGGTCAGTGGAAAGTTTGGCCCGTTTCCAGTAAGGGGGCTTGCGGTAGACAAACAGGTCAACGAATTTGCCGCTGGGTTTTTCCCGCTCGGCTAGGAAAGCCTGCTTGCACAGTTCAGCATCTCCAACCTCAAGGACCTGTGAGGACCCGTCTGGGAGAATGCCAATGGTTATGGAGGGTTTTTGAATCATGGTAATTAGTTTTCTTTAAGGTGTTAAAATTCGGACTCCGCAAGTGGTGTTGCCCAGGGCTACTCCCCAGAGGCATGAGACGCTGAGCATTGTCTTGCCTAGCGTTGCATCGTAGTGCTTGCGGAATTGGACAGGCAGGCCTGTCCTTGGTTCTACGGTTGAAAGCGTTTCCACCCTGCCTCCTGTTGAGGGCTCAGCCACATGGCGGGCTGCCATGACTAGGGCTGAAGGGTGACAGGCAAAGCCTCTCAGGTTGTTGGCCGTGGGAATGCCTTGGTATTCCACAACCCCCATGCCAAAAACGTCCATAACCTCACCAGTCAGCAGTGGGTCCCTGCTGCCGTATTGGTCAGAATAAATCATAGAATCCTTCATGAGGCTGGCTGTGTAGTCCGTGCCCAGCAAAATGGACCTCATGGACTTTGGTGCCCTGGCTGTGCTGAGCAACTGCTGCGCTTGGGCTATTTCGTCAGTGTCAAAGTCTGCTGCTGATTTGGTAATTGCTGTGGGGAAGTTGCTGGGGGTTATGAGGCCAAGCAACGAGTCAGCAAAAGACTTTGCAACTGCGTCCACGGCAGGCATGGCAAACACGTTGAAAATAAAATCAGCGCTTTTTGCCTTACTTACTTCGAGGTCTGAGAGGCCAATGACGAAACCTTTCATGTGGTCCAATGACACACTGACCTCAGTTGTCTCAATGTCTCCAGGGGAGTAACTACCAGAAAGGTCCATGGCATTGAGTGCCAAAGGAATTCTAGTAGTTACCCCGTCCCCACGTTGCCTCACCCCGTCCGAAAAGTTGCGGGCGAAGTGGGCAAACATGGGGAAGGAATACCCCAAGTGGTCCAGTGTTAAACTGGCCACCATGCTGAGGTTTAGACCCTGGAGTGAGTTAGCCATTTGGCTTATGCAGACTTAATGCGCTGCAAGCTGTCGCCATGGCCTTTGGCTACACCGTATAGGCAGGCCACAGAAACCATGTGTTTCCCAGCAGTGGCGTCATACCAGCTTCTAAGCTGGAGCGGAGTCTGGCTGACGTCAGGTGAAGTCAAATTCAAGACTTGAACGTAGGAGTCAGCAGGAGCGGCAGGGAATCGGGCTGCTACAGCAATGGCGCTGGGGTGCAGAGCGAAGCCTTGCAGGTTTTCTGATGTCGTGGTTGCGGAAGCACCGTTAATGGCTCCAGTGTATTCCCACAGGTTCATGCCGTGGACACGGGTGCCAGAGTATTCCCGCACAGCTTCAGTTCCACCGTAGGTATTGGCTGCCCCGACCACGGAGTCCTTTTGGACGGCTGCATAGTAAGAGGGCGACAAAATGACGTTTCGGTCACCCCTAGGGACCTTGCGTCCGCTCATGGCGCTTGAAATATCGGCAATATCGTCTGAATCGAATGCGGAAGCAGTTGAGGTCGTTGCGTTTGTGTAGTTCGAGGAAACCACCAGCTTGACAATGTCCGTGAAAATCGAATCAAGGACGGTTTCGTAGGCAGGCTGCAAGAAAATCGAAGTCAGCCACTGCACGTCTCCTGCAGCTCGGCTCACCTCGAAATCTGAAAATCCCATGCTATACCCACGGAGCTGGTTAAGCTGGACGGTTACAGACGTGCTATTTATGTCGTTTGCAGCGTAACCACCAGACAAGTCCTGTGCGGTTAGGCCTGCAGCGTAACGAGTCACGACAGACTCTCCACGTCCGCTAGGGTCACCTGTGAAGTCACGGGCAACTGCTGAGAGAGGGGCAAAGGTTTGCCCCAAGAAATCGAGTGACAATTCGGCAATCGCCTCAAGGTTCACTCCCTGGATGTTGTTGGCCATCTAAGTTTCTTTCTAATAACCACTTACCGAAGTAGTGGCTTTATGTTTTTGAGGTAGTAAGCCCTGCGCTCCTGGTTTCCTTCCAAGGTGCGGTAGTGCTGCCAGTGCTCTGCCTGGGTCAGCTCTGCGGTGGGCTCTGGTTCGGTTGCTTCCTCAACTGGCTCTGCCCCGCACTGGGCCACAATGTCTGCGGCCTGCTCGCTTGCGGTGGCCTGCGCCTGCTCAAGCAAAAGGTTGGTCTCTTCCAACAAGGCGACCTTGGTTTCAAGGGCCTTGAGGTCTTCTTCATGCTGTGCGCCAAGCTTGGCGACTTCTTCAGCATGTTTGCCTGCCAGCTCCTCTAGTTGAGCCTGCAGGGTTTGGTTGCCAGCAAGGGCCTCATCCAGCTTGGCGCTCAAGCTGTTTAGCTCCGTGTTGGCTTTGACTAAATCCAGAATGGTTTTCATGTGTTTTTGGTATTGGTTAAAGGTTCGCCATGAGCGCCAAGACACTGTCCAGGTCATTGACTACTGCGTCGGCTAGGGTTGGCACCGCTTCCATGCCCTCATAGGTCAAGCCAGTCATGACGGACTCTGGGGCTGTGCGTTTGAGGTTTATGTCCGATTTGAACCTGTCATGCCACTTGGTGACATTGGCTTGAAGGCGGGCTTGCGCTTCCTCGGAGAGTGGCTTGAAGTCAGCCAAGTCCAGCTTGTTTTCACCTGAGCTGATGGCGTTGACTTTAAAGCCATTCATCGCCAAATGTTCAGACTGGTCCAGCAATGCAATGTAGACTCCCACACTGCCCACCTCTGCTGACTCGGACAAAATCACACTGTCTGCAGTGCTGGCTATCCAGTAGGCTGCAGAGGCTGCCATGCCCTCTGTGTAAGCCACCAAAGGCTTGCTGACGTTGCGAAGCTTTGCAGCCAGTTCTGGGAGGCCTGTAATGGTCCCACCAGGGCTGTCTATGTGGAGCAGAATGCTGGTGACGTTTGGGCTGGCTTCTGCCTCGGACACCTGCTGCCAGATGTCGTCATAATCAGTCATGCCCAGCATTTTCTCCCATGGGCCTAGCATTTTGCCCAGGGCGCCGTGAATGTGAATAATGGCTACTCCATCCACCTCTTGGGGTGGTCGGTTTGGCTCAATCGTGTATTCCTCGTCCTCGTCAAAGTAAGCAGAGGCTTCAGTCAATGCAGAGTGGTAGTCTGGGCGAATTGCCCACACCTCATTCTGCAGTTTGTGGGTCAATCGGTGTTTCATTGTCTGCAAAAACTGGGTTGGGTGTGCGTTGTGAGAGGAGGTGCATGGCAGTTTCCATGCTCACCCCATACTCACTGGAAAGCCTCTTTGCCCGCTGGAGCAGGTCCACTGCCTCAGCCTCCACTTGGCCTCTGACTTCTTGCCAGTCCATGCCTAGCTCACCCACGTCCTGGGACATGGTTCTAAGGCCTAGCTTTATGGAGTCATGGTTGGACTTGGCCTCTCTACCTAAGTCCACAGTAATTCTTTTGGGTGTCTGCCAGCGCACTTTCCACCAGTTGTCTGAGGGTGGCAGGTCGCCCCGCTTAATCCCCCTAGCTATCACCCAGCTCCACACTCTGCTGCAGAGTTTGGTGGCTATGAGGTTTTGTCTCTCTTCAAAGCGGCGCTGGGCTTTCTCTAGGACAAAACGTGAGGCACTGCCTGTGCCCTTGGAAATGTCCCAGACAAACTCATAGGGTAGGCCTAGTCCTGTAGCCACTTCCCTGATGAGGTGCTCAATGAAGCCCACAAAAGTGGGGGAGGGGCGGTTGCTTGCGAATGACTCAATGGACTCTCCAATTTTGAGGCGTGGAATCATTCCAGGCTCAAAGGTCTGCCAAGGGAGGTCGCCAGTGTCTGCTGCTGAGTAGCCGTCCTCAATCAAAGCGCTGCCATCGTCTACCACGCCACCCTGGCTTGTAATTGCCATGCCAATGGAGGCATTGAGTTTGGTCCCGACTAGCTCGAATTCCAACAAGTCGTCCATGTCCCTCAGGTGGGCAATGGCGTGGGCAAGGCTTGTGACACCTCTGAGCTGGCTGACCCGCTCTGGGTCATACATCAGGATGAAATTGTTTGAACTTATGCGGCGGTAGTCACTGTCCCCGTCCCTTACCTCATAGGCCACAGGCCTGCCTGCTGGACTAGTGTGGACACCGTCATGGGCCTTGGCGTCATACGTCTCAGACTCAATGCGGTGGGCCTCTACAAGCTGAAGCTGTGGGAAGCTGTTGCCAGTTCCCACCATTATGAGGCCAATGTCCCCGTCTATGTCCATGCGCCTAGACACTAGGCTCTGGAGTTGTCCAAAAGTGAATTGCCCTGTGACCTCTGCAATTTGACTCCATTGCTGAAAGTAGTCCTCATAGGCTTGGGCTTCTGCTGACTGGGCTTGAGGCCTCAGCCCTGAGCCCACTGAGTAGCGTGTCAAGTCTGACACTGCGCCTTTGACTAGCCCGTTATTGTTAAACAAATGGCGGGCAAACCCCATGAGGCTGCGCCTCTGGCTTCTGTTTAGGGTTTGCTTGGAGTCGCTGACCGTGTAGGGGACATAGGTTCTGTAGCGTCCCATCTCGGTGCCCCTGTAATGCCCACTAAAGCTGTTAGCTCTTTTCTTCTTGGGCGTCAGGTCTAGGACTCGCCCGTTGTGGTCGTAGAGTTCCATGGACTAACGTGAAAACCTTGCAAAGGTCATTCGGGCGGGTTTACTGCCTGTGGCTAGGCCCTTCTCATGCAGCACGTCTGTGAGTTGGGAGGCTAGTTCCTCAGTGGGCAAAACTAGCTCACGGGTGCCGCTTTGGGAGGCATTGGAGAAGGAGGTGGTGACTGCACCAGAAAGCACAGCGTCTGCCACTCTTTCCTTGAGTGTCAGAAGCCACGCATCAGTCTGGAGCCTTAAGAAGCTACGCAAGTCCCCCATTCATAGAAGGGGGGCAGTGTGTCACTCATCCATCAGCAACTTGGCAATGCAGGCAGCCACCACCTGCATGCACTCACAGTCCCAGGCATGGTTTGCCCTAAAAGACACCCAGCGCATTTCTGCCCTTCCGTGCTTGTCTATGACTTCCTTTTTGCGCTCAGAGTCCAGTTGCTTGGCATATTCCTCAGCCAGCTCAGGGTCCATTTTGCACACCTCCCACGGCTGGGCCTTGCCAGCCTTGAGGGCTGCCAAAATGTCTTTGGTGCTTGGGTTGCTCCAGCGGAAGACAGGAGGGGCTACTCTGCCAGTTGAGGACACCCTCGTGGGTTTGCTGTAAAGCCTGCGGATGGTTCGCCCGTTGCCAGTGTGGGCAAAGTCAACGCTGGGCTCCCCTCTTAAGCCTACCCAGCCAAACCTGCCACATTGGGCAAGGACTCTTGCCCTCTGGTAGCCCACGTCTAGGAATGTCCGTTGGGGGGCAACCTCAAACTCTTTGCGTAGTTCCTCCACCTCGTCAAACGAGCTGACCCGTCGAAATGCCAAGAGCCTTGAGGCACCGCCCTTGCTCCAGGCTCTGACTATGCAGAAAAACTCCTCTAGGTAGTTCTGACAGTCCACCGTCATGAATCGGGTGTGCTCGTCCTCCCATGCGTCCTCAGGCCTGTAAGCGTCACTCACCTCAATCCTCTCGGTCTCCATATGGTTGGAAGGCTTCCAACTTTCGGCAAGCCTCAGTGTCACAAACTCCCTGAGGGGTTGTGTGTAGCCTGCAGCGGCATGTTGTTTAGCCTTGAGGAAGTCTATAACCAAGTCACTCCATGGCATGACGCTTGGAGGGAGTGTCAATTGGTTAAAGCTGAAGCTTCGCACCCGTGGGGTGGGGTTGTCATTGGTGGGCACATACCCACCCTTCACCATTTGCCTCCAGTTTGCCTCGGTGTTGCGGTGGGCGTGGTCGCAATGACTGCAGGCCATGGTGACAGTCTTAGCTACCTCCTCATAGTTCCACACACCTCCTGGCTTGGTTGTCTCGTTAGACTCCCACCTCATGCAATCGTAGAAGCTGGGGGCAAATAGCTTGCCACAGCTTTGGCACTTTAGGTGCCACACTTCACAGGTGCCGCTCCTGTATTCGGTGTCAAAGTCGTCCCCAACTAGCTCAGGGGTGGAGCTGAACCAGTGCTTCCTGTTCCAGTAACGGGTTGTCCTCGCCTTGGCCCTGGCTAACATTCCAGGCCTCCATGCGCTGACCTCGTCACCGTAGAGAAATCGAATGCTCCATGAGCGCAAGAATGAGTTGTTGGCTGGGCCTAGCTTGAGGGTGCAGGAATGGAAGAAAACCTCACTTATGGTTTTCCTGTGCCTGTCGCTTGGCCATTGGTCCTTGAGGGCAGGGCAGGACTCCAGAATGGGCTGCAGTCGCTCCTTCGAGTAGTCTTTGTAGGAGTCCTCGTCTTGGAAGGTGACAAGGTGGGGGCTGGGGTTTTGGCTTAGGCTGTAGGCAATAGCCACAGACATGGACACAGTCTTGCCTGTCTGTGCTGCACATGACATGACCACTGTCTGGTTGCCTGGGTCAGCGTGAGCAGCCAGTGGCTCCAGTAGCCATGGAGTCTCATCTGCTCTAAATTGCCCGCCATAGGGGGACTCCCTCAGCTTCACGTTGTCCAAGGCCCAGTCTGCTATGCCTCCAGCATTGCGCTCAGCCAGGGCTGACAGGACGCATTCGTCAACGAGTTTGTCCATGGGCCTGCCTTATGGTGGCTAACAGGGACTTGTTGTAGCCGTCAATGACACCTTGAATGTCTTGAGGCTCTAGGCCTGCCACCAGGGGGGGCAACTTGGCTGCCTGTTCCTCTAGGTGTTTGCGGAACTCCATTGCCAGCTTCATGACACCCTCCCGCACCTCGTCCA